GGCTAATATACACTAAACTAACGTGGTTTTGTACGGGGTGTATTGTGTCATTATAAGGTATTACCTCAATGAAAGCTTCTTTATAACCACTATTTATTAAAACATTTAACTGCTCCTCGTTTTCTACAAGCCAGTACATATAACCTTATTTTACCCTAATATATGAAGAATTTGTTTAGTCTCCAACAGTTTTATAATATTTATCAAATTTATTTTTAAATGATAAAGTAAATCCGGGTAAATTTTCTTTTTGTTCTTTTAAAGAAACAATTGTTTTATTCTTATTAAATACTTCTATTTTATCTCCCATTAAATTCCAGGTAATCTCTATTGGAATATAAAGGTTAAATTGGACGGTTTGATCTGTTTTTTTAAATAAATTGTATTCTTTTTTATTTACTTCTAAATATAAGTTATCATTTATTTTTTTAACAAAATATCTAGTAAAATATCCATTTTGGTAATCAATAAGAGATGGTGTGTTTAGGGTAAATTTAGGTTTCCTAGGTGCTTCACCTCTATCTTCAGGGATATTTTTAGATGAATAATAATTTTCATCTATTATAAAGTAATTATTGGATGTAGGTTCTGATGTAGGATCTACAAATTTTCTAGATACTGTATCTGGGGGGGTGATATTATTAGGGTTAGTAATAGGGTTATCATTTTGGGAAATAGGGGTTAATGGGAAAGATGGTCTATCTTGGGGGTTTTTACCCGAATAAAAAGACCCATCTGATGTTTGGTAATAGGCTCCTTTATAATCTTGTTGGGTTGAAGAATTTTGGAGTTCTCCCCCATTGGTTTTTTGATTTTCTATTATTTGAGATTTAGGATAGTACATATTAAGTTAATTTTACATATTTTCCATTGTCACCTTTCATGTTTTCTACACTGCCGTATTTAGAGGTTGCATTTGCTACGGCATCATCTATTTTAAATGTATATTCAAAATGTATACAATCTTCATAAGTAGAAAAACTACCTCCCCATATTAAATTATATTTTTCAGCTAAAGTATTAAGACCATGATTTTTCCATTCATGTTTCATTCCTTCTTTCGTTAAAGTTTTTCCTTGTGGTGTAATGATATTCATATCTATTGAAGCATAATAGTTATGTTTAGATCTTCCTGGGTCGGCATTTTTAGGGTTTTCTTGTTTTAATTCTATTGATTTTTCTATACTTCTTCCTATAGAATTTATTAATGCTGTATATCCTTTATAATTAGTGGCCAAATCATTAAAGAAGGCTTTAAATGAAGGTTTTGCATTTTCATTAAGTTGAGAAATTATACCCTCAATTGAACTAGCTATGCCTATTACTTTAAATTCTTCAGTAATATTTTGGTTTTGGGGGCCCCTATTTTCTAGGGGTAATAATCCAGTTTGAACTTGTTGTATTGCACTTAAAAAATTAGTTAAATCTCTTTTATCAGTCTGGTTTACTTTAGGAATTGATAATGTGTCTAAATCAGTAACCCAATTATTATCTTGGATACTATGATTAACTTTTTGAATTAAAAACTTTAATGCCCTTGGGTATTGTGAAGGTAAAAAAGAATGATGAATATTTAGTTTATTATAGATTTTTATACCAGATAATCCTTGAAGTTTGATTCCAAATCCTACGGGAATGAATCCTATTTGGCTAGAAGGGGTTCTATTATTTTCTTCATCTTTAGAAATTGCTGATGAAATGGAATTCATGTAAACTTTATAAGTTTTTTTCCCTTTAGATATAAAATTGTCATCAAATAAAGTGTACTTAGAATTTTGAAATGAAAGGCTAGCTAATGGTTTTTCTTTAACTTTTCTATTACCATTAGCATCACGTTTTCCTAAATATCTAACTTTTGCAGATGATGAACCTCCAAAAGCATTTATTAAGTATATAGCATAATTACTGCTTTCTTCTTGAGCTAATTCATCTTGGGTAAGAGCGTTTTTAGAATTAGTTATAGCATATTGCTCCAAAGCTAAGTTTATAAATTCTTTTACTGAATAGTTTCCTTTTACTAAATCTGAGGTTATGCTATGTCTTCTTCTGGGGTTTTCAAATTTATCACCATCTATGTTCTTAAGTTTTGTAAAGGATTTAAATTTATCTTCTTCACTATTATCTTTAGAAGCAAATAAATACCACGTTGATTTAAAGGCGTAAGTTGCTATCAATTGTTCTATTCTTTCTTCTTCTGGGGTTAAAGGTATTATTTCTTTATCCGTTGGGTCCTCTATTTTGGGTTGAAATCTGTCAAGTAATCCTTGATTCCAATAAGAAAAAGCAGTCCCATCTTCATTTTTTGTAGAACTTCCTCCTGCAGTAGTTCCTATACTAACCATAGATGCTAATTGGGGAGTAATTTCAGTTTTAAAAGAAATATCTTGGACAAAGTTAGAGGATTTAGAAGATTGGTTATACCCATAAATTTCTAAATCTACAGTATCTTTTATTCCTTCTAAAGTTTCTAAATAACCTGGGATTGGGTTTTGGTCTATAAAGGTAATAATTTTATCATTTTTTATAATAGGTTCTATATTATTAACTCCACCTAAAGCAGAATTTATACCATCACATATTTTTTGGAAAAATTTAAATATAGATAATTTACCATCTTTAGTATTAGAATTTAAACACTTAGAAATAAAATCATAATTTAGATATAAATTCATTAATCGACCATATAAAACAGTATCATTTTTTGGAGTTACATAATCTTTTAAATTTTCTAAATACATTGGGGTTTTAACTCCATCTATACTATACCGAACCTCAGTTTCTCCTAAGCTTCCAAAAATGTATTTAAAAATACAAACCCTAGGGTCTAATGAGATTTGATTAGGGTAATAACAAACTATGTTTGAAAACTCATCAGTTTCTATTCCCAATTGTTTATCAAAATATATTCCAGTTTTAACATTAGGAATAATATTTAATTTAAACCAATTTAAAAATTCACCAAAGGTTATAAAATAGTTATATTTATCATTTATTTTCTTATCAAATTTAAAATTTGTTACACTATTTCTAGTATTGTCAATTAAATAATTTTTTAGTGAAAAGTATTCAAGATTTGAACCATTCCATAAGTTTTCCCTACCTATACTATCAAATAAATATTTACCTATTTTGCTACTTTTAGCAGCATTAGATATCGGAGAATCTCCAATATTTTTATAAATTTCATTTTTTTCTAGTTCGGCATTTAAAGTAGTAACTTCATAAGACTTTGTAGGAATATTAGCTTGTAAAGATTCAACTACATCTCCCACAGTTATTAATTTTAAATCGATATTATAACTCCCATCAGCTTCAAATGTCCATGTAAAGTTAACTACTTTACCAAAGAATCCATCATAATTCCCAGAATATTCCCCCCTATATCTTTCTATAGCATTTATCATTTGAAGTTGGGTATAACTATTGTTTTGGAACCATAAATCTTCAATAATAGTATTACCCATTTGTTTGAGTTCTCCTTCATTATTAATAAACTTATCATTCCCCCATTCAAGCATCATAGTAAATCCTAATCTTAAATAAAGTAATTCAATTATAGCAAATTGAAATTTATTATAGGCTTTTAGTGTTACATTTGCTTCTCTAATGGAACCTCTATTTAAAGACTTAACATTTACAGATTGAATCCCAGGCATTGGTTGTTGACCAAAATCAGTTCCACCTAACCCATATACCGAAGAAAGATTCCATATATTTTGAGTATTATTATACCCTGATCTAAAATTATATTCAGCTGTTTTTTCAACTTTTTTTTCGTTTTTATAAGTAGCAGGTTCAGTTTCACTTAAACCATTAAACAATACGGTTTTTTTAGCTAATTCTATTCCTTTAAAATCGTCAGCAAGATCAGCACCAACAATATCTCTTAGTCTTTCTATACCGTCATAAAGTATAGTTTTATTATTTTCATCTAATTCTTGGATTATTGAGACACCTGAGGCTAATTTAACCCAAGCATTTTTATTATTTAAATATTGAAGTTGTTTAGGGGTACGAAGAGAGTCATAACCTGAGTATTGGTCTTTTTGCCTTTGGGCAATTTGATCAAATACATATTTTTCAAATTCTTCTCCTACTATATTTCCGTTCATAACTATCTTTCATTTAAGGCTTTAAATTGGGATAATACCCCAGATATATTTTGAGGTATTCTAATTTGTTGGCCTTCTGGAATATAGTAAGAATTTTGTGGTAGGGCACTATTTGCTGAAGAAATTATCCACCATAAAGACGAATCACTATAATACTGTTGGGCTAATAAATCAAATCTATCTCCTTGTGTGGTATAAACATAAATATCTTCAAAGGATATAGGTATTTCAGGGTATTTAGTAGTACCATAATATCTTTTTCCCTTAAGATTATTTAATATTTTTATGTCTTGGTATCTTCTCATTATTTAATATAATTTACACCATCATAATTATTATTATACCCATTATTTAAAGATATATATCTTTCTTTACCAAATTTACTTAAACTTCCATCTTTTCCAAGATATCTATTCTGTTGTGTTCTTGGGACAAATTCGTGAATTGGTATAAAGTTAAACCCAGATACTTTAATCATATGGGGCATTTCTTTTACTGATTTATCGGATTTAAATTCTGGGTTGTCTGGATCTGCTCCACCTTTTGCTGGTATACCTATTTCCCAAGGTGATTCTTCAGGAACACTATAAGATAAACCTGTAATAATTCCAGGTTGTTCATATAAATACCCACCAACTGTTAGAGTTGCTAGATTTCCTCTCATGTACCCTATATTTTTAGAATAATCAGGGGCTAAAGTTGAAGCTAAATAATTTAATTTTTGATACATTGGAATTAATTCATCTTTAGATTGAGCTACTACTGTCCAACCTAATGAAATTTTTCTATCAAACCCATTATATCTATAAAAATTTTCTCCTCTACCCATTAATTTATCAGATGTCCAATCTGCGCTATAATCATCAGACATAGAATCTAAAAACGCTCTAAAATGTATAAATACCTTTTCTGATGGGTCATCATTTTGAATAATTCCAATTCTAAATTTGACTAAATCGTTTTTTTCGGGGTTAGAAGTAACTGTTTCTGATTTGTATAGTCTTAATGAGTTAACTTTATCTAATTCTCCTAAACCTTTTTGGTAATTAGCTAATTCTTCTCTAGTTTTTTTCTTACCAGGATTTCCTAAACCGACTCTTTGTTCTATATTTTTAGCATCTCCCCCACTATAATCTAATCTAAAGGAAGAAGTTTTAGGATCATCACTTTTAGTTCTAAAATCTTCTTGAATAGTTGGGTTTTCCTGTGAGGGTTTATTATATCTATTTGGTCTATATTTGTCTTCTAAACCATTTCCTACATTATTTTGAACCCACCCTTCTTTTAATTTTCCTTGGGATTCAGGAAATAAAGAAGCATAAAGAGGTGATACCCCTAAAAACTTTTGATGATCTATAGGAATTAATAACTTTCCATCTCTTAAATTTACATATTTACTTGGTTTGTAAAATCCTTTTATGGGGGTGGTATTTACGTCTCCTCCTGATGATAATTCTGCAAGATTAGGATCTCTAGGAATTAAGTCACTAGGAACATTTTCTGCGGGTTTATTAAAAGAAAACTTACCTACAGTATAATTTCTATCTTCTGTGGTGTTTGAAAATCTTCTAATTTTGGTTTTACCTATCCCTAATACAGAATTAGGACCCCCTGAATATTTAAATAGGTTTTGGGATTGAGTAGAAGTTAAAGATAATTTTTCATTTGTAAGTTCTACTAACCTACCATATTCCTTTTTTTCATTAGTTGAAATAAAAGGTTTCATTATCTTATTATATCCAATATTTTCTTTGTCAAAAATAAAAGGATTAAGTCCTTGTTTATTTAAATGCAGGCCTATAGCGTTTCCACCAGCTTGCAATAAAGTAGAAGTAGGTAAATATATACCGTCATTTAATATTTTACCTTGATTACCTTCAGCATTAGAAGCATTTATAGCAACAGAAGTACGAGATAATAAATTTTGTTTAGCTATAAATAATGGACCTCCAATTGATTTAAAATCAAAAAACATTTGAGCTAATCTAGAAACATCCCTAGCCGCTCTACCAGGTACTAAAGTTCCACCTCGTAAAATAACATCTGGTCCCCCAGTTTGTCCTACGTCTGAAAAGCTATCAGGTATATCTGTTTTGATATATGGTTGGTTACTAGACCCCCCTCCAATTTTATCTTTTCCGTATCGTAGGGATTTTAAGTTTGTTCTTAAATCAACTAATCCCATTTATAAAAGATTTATTCAGGTAAATTATCCATATATTTAGAGGGAGTTTCTCCATCCAAATCTAATTCTGATTCAGCAGGTTTACCTTGAATGTTAGGTGTACCCGTAATTGAATAATTTCTGTGTAATTTAGAAGCAGCAAAATCAGGAGTAGATGGAGTTGAACCATTACCTCTTGATAATACTGAACCTATAGATTGTAATTTATTTAATAGTCCCATAATTTTATTTTGTTATAAATATTAGATTAAGCAATTTCGTATAAACCCACAGGAGATATTTCTGGTTTTTTAGCATTTTGACCAATTAATTTTTCTAATAACATATTAGTTTTTTCACCTGTTTTATTGCCTTGTGAGGATACATTAACTTGTCCCGCTCCTGCTGATATAACATCATTACCTCTAAATAAATCTGTGCCCGCAATTACTGTGTCCTTATTATTTAATGATATAGCTCCTTCAGGGCCTAAAAGTATTCTATCTCCATATCCACTTCCTCCTTTGGGTTTAGATAATACATCATCTCCTTCTTCAGCATTTGAAGTAATCATGTTAGCAACTACTGCTCCTGCTACACCTGCTGCTGCCACACCTGCAAGGCCTAAAAGTGGGTTTTTTACTACAGCCCCAATGGCGTTAGCAACTGCGGTTCCTTTAGCAGCTTTTTGAAGCATTTTCATTACTCTTACAAACTTAGTAAAGCCTGTAATCATTTTAAGTAATTGCACCCCACCCATTATACCAAACAATGCCCCTATCGAAGTAGTACTTCCTAAAACTTGAGATAATAAATTAGCCATATCTCCTAAAGGTCCTTGAACTAAATTAGCTACTATATCTTGCATTTTTTCAATAGAGGCATTAAATCTTTCTTGGGTAGATAATGCTTCTACTCTTTGAGCTACTTCTTCACCTGCTTCAGCAGCTATTGCTTCAAAATTCTTGCCCCTATATTGTTCTAAAAGAAGCATATCACTCATTTGATCAACACTCATTCCTAAAGATTCTGCAAATGCTTCTTGTTGTATACGATTCATATTTTGAAAGTCATTAAAATCACCCATTTGGCTATTAATTTCTTCCATTAACGTAACTTGATCATTATTAAGAGCAGCTAATCTTGCTCTTTCTAAATTAATATCTCTACCAATTAATAATTCAGCTTGTAATTCACTTGTAATTGAACTTTCAAAATCTAATAATTTACCAGCAATTGAATTCACATCTTGTAAAGTCATTCCTAAAGCTTTAGCTTTTGCTACTGCTTCAGTTAATGCTTCTACTGAACCTTGATTTTGGACTAAGGCATAAGCACCTGCTTTACCTACTTCGTCCATTACTTGTTTTATATTTAATTGGACTCCATATTGAGAGCTTACTGATTGGGCTATTTCATAAGAGGCTAATTTCTGTTGTTCAAAATCAACACCTGTAGCTTCAGCAAATAACTGAAGTTGAGCAGCAGATTCAACAGCAATTCCTAACCTTTCGGTTAAATCAGCCATTACCTTAGCATTTTCAAAATTTATTCTACCTTGTAACCCTAAAGCTTCATTAAATTGGGATTGAGCAACTAATAATTTTTTAGTAGAAATAAAAGTATCTTCTTGACTATTAGCTATACTAGAAAATTCTTTTCTTATTTCTTGGGCTTCGTCATAACTTAAATTGAGATTTTTTTGTAAACCTACTATTTCTTTATTTATTCCTCCTGCAGCTTTAACTAAAGCAGTAAATATAACAGTAGGATCCATTAAAGAAGAAGCAAAGTTTTTAGCGGCTACAGTTAAACCCTTTACTGCTATTATAGTTTTACCTGCAAATGAATTAGAAAGTTCAGAAGCATCAGCATTTAACTTAGCTATTCCTGCTTGAGCTTTTTCTTGTTTAATTTTTAATTTAGCTATTTTTTCTTCTATTTCAACAGTTTCTTCTTGGGTTAAATTACCTTTTTCTAATTCTTGATTTAGATCTGTTATTTGATCGGACGTTTCTCTTACTATTTTATTAGCAAAATCATATCTTTTTTTAAATGATTCTGTTCCTTTTACAGTATCAGTTATACGTTGAGACATTTCTCGCATTGCCTCATTAGCTTCATCTAATTTAAAATAAGAAGAAAATTGACTTAAACCAGGAATATCAGTAATAGCTTTAATTAAAGCACCTGTTGCTCCTAAAGATTCTTCAACATTTTCTGCTTCTCTAACTGCTTCATCTAATTGTTTTATAAATATTTTTTCAAGACCTAAAATCCCTATAATATTTCTTTTTTGACCTTCAGAAACATCTCTTTGATCTTTTAAAAGTTTTAAGTTGCTAAACTGAATTTTAGCTTTTTCTTGGTCTTTTTTTAATTGTTTAACACTAGTTTGGTAAACACCTTCTGTGGTATTAAATAAATTTTGGGATACATTAAATAAATCTCTAGTACCTTTTACAATTTGTTGAGTTGTTGATTTACCTTTAGTTAACTCAGCTACAATACCCGCAAAAGAATTATATGTACTTCTGGCTGAGATGTCTATATCATCTATATCATTTTGAATACTACGAAGAATTCTTTCTGCTGTTTCTAAATTAGTAATATTGTCAGTATTAAAAATTGTAGTATCTCCTCCTAAACGATTTAATCGTTTAAGAGCATCTTCAATCTGTTTTAGCTTTTTATCTAAATTATCAGCCATAAAGGTTGTTTATTATAAATATTGTTATTTATAACTTGTTTTACCTTTTGCTCCTTTTAAGAAATCAGGAGCTTGTACTTTGCCATCTTTACCTATTACAGTAACTTGGTCTTTGGGATCTTGTGTTTTTTGGTTTTCCTTGGATTGTTTAGCATACCACTCTTCTATAAATTTAAAAGTAGCATTTCTAAGCCATATAGGCATGTTATAAACAGTATGGTAGTCATATCCACCCTTACCGTGGAATACTATTTCATGTATTTGTCTAAATAAACCTTTTCTATAAGTTGGCGTCAGGCCAAAAAAAGCTGAGGTTAATGGGAATGGTACGGTCTCTTCCGTCTGAGCTCCGAAAGTACAAATCCACGTCAGGCATACACTCTTTATAGTGACGTCTTAACGCGCGTGAATCCATAGCCAATAAATAATTGTCTACAAATTCCCCAATGACCTTGGGAGTTCCGTCTCCTTCTACGGAAGTTATAATGGTTTTTAAACGAGTGGAAATTTCTGGGGAGGCATCTGGGGTGATTTTTTTAATACCCTCTAAATCCTTTTCGATTTTCTTTTCGTCTTTACCAGTTAATAATTTAAATGTAACTTTAGTACCTGAGTTTGGTAGAATAAATTCAAATTCATTTTTATTTTTAGGTAAATTATCAAAATCAATTTCAACATTTTTTAATGTTGTTAAATCAATATTTTCTTGTTTACCTGCTATTGTGATAGGATAATTTTTACCGTATCCTAAAATTCTTGCTGAGATGAGTAATGCACTTTTATCTCCAGTTAACATATCATCAAAATCAAATTTTGGTGAAATAACTAAAGAAGATAAGAGTCTATCTAAAACAGTACCATCTTGAATATAATTTGCATTAGTAAGAATATCCTCTTCTTTAGCAGTCATATATTTCATTTCTACTACACCTTTTGCTAGGGGATGTTCTTCCGGATAGAACCAACCTTTTGATGGTAATTTTACCTCTTCAGTTGGGAATTTAAATTCGGCCATAATCTTTATTTAATTAAAACGTTTTTATCGTTAATAAATACTAAAAAGGAAAGTTCTTAAAACGGGTTAGTAATTATTTATTTATTTTATTTTCAAATTTATCAAATCTTGAATCTATTTGCCTATAAATTTCATCAATTTGATTTTGGTAATCTAATCGTAAATCATTAATATTATTATTAAAATCTTTACCGATTTCATCCATAGCTAAATAAGCATTATCTACAGATTGGTTAACATCTCTAACTTTGGTTTTCACCTTAAACACTCCTATCGAAGCATACCCTACTAAGAATATACCTACTGTGGATAGGACACCTAAAACAAATTCTAAATTTTCCATATCTTATTATTTTTAAATGTCAAAGAACTATTCCTTTTAGTATTGACGTTCAATATAAAAAAAAGCTTGACCGAAGCCAAGCAATTTTTTGAGGTATGAGGGTTGGGTAAATTTTTAGAAATTCAATACACAGTAATCTGGTTGAACTGTCATTGTAAGTTCTTGAGCAGCGTTTTCAGTATCCCAATTGAAATCTCCAAATGAAGCTTCTGTAATCATTGCTCCTTTGATAATCCATTCTGATACGATATCACCTACAGGTCCTAATACATTTACAGTTAAGTCTTTCTTGTAGAAATCACTATAACCATCACGACCAGTTACTGATTCGTGGTGTAAACGTACCCATTCCATTACTGCTTGAGCACCAGAAGGAGTAATAGGGTCAAATAATGTAAATTCAATTGTACCCCAAGTTGTTTTCCCTTTAACATAACGTTGTACGTTAATATGATTTAAAGGTACTGAACCTTGGCTTACAGATACGGCTCCTACACCTTTCATGATGTAAGATGGGAATCCATCAACGTAAAGAATAAATCTATTCTTTTGTTTTGGCTCAAATGCCGTGTAAAATATTTCGTTAGGATCTAATACTGCCATTTTATGTTTTTATTTTATTATAAATATTCTATTTTTTTGTTTTTATTCAGGAAATACTGCTCCTGTTGGTAACACATTGAAATCTAGCATAATAAATTCTGCTGTTCTAGTTGGTTGTAAATAAATCTGTCCT